TTAGTATTCTCCTAAAAGATCGCGCCGCAGAACGCCGCGCATTTCGCCGTTTGATTTGTAATCCTGAATTACCTTCGAGACCATTACGCCCGGCTCAGTCTCCGCACGGATGATGATTACCTGGGGTTCGTTGCGCCTCGATCCCTGCTCGCGCATGACAGAGCCGCCACCGCCGCGATTCTCAGCGAGGAACTGACCGCCACCGCCACCGCCCCCCGGCCCGATCGCTGATACTCCGACTGCAGCCGCCGCAGCCACACCAGCCACGACACCGTAGAACTTTGCCGCGGCAAAGTGCTGACTTGCTGATGCGAAGTCATACCGCGCACTGGCGGCAAATCCTTCAGCAAGCTCGAAGATCGCCTTAACTGCCGCCTGCGCTGTGACCGCTGATATGATCTGCGCGGCCATCGCCTTAAACGCTTGACCACCAACACGACCAGTCATAATAAAACCCTGAAGCATATTCTGCAGACCGCCGGCTACGCCTGAAAACACGTCGCTCATCATCGTGCCGAAGTTGCCCATCTGCGCTGACACTTCAGACAAAGCACTTGAGGCACTTGCTCCAAGCTGGCCAAATATTCCCGCGCCCCGGTCGGCGGCTTCCTGACCCGCTGCGCCGAATATGTTCAAGGGTGATGAGGCATCGGCCTCCTGCGCTGCGCGTTTGCGCGCGTTTGCGGCGTCGATCAGCTCTTGCTCTCGGTTGAGTGCATCCGCTATCTCGTCGAGCTTCTGATTTTGTGCTGTGCGGTAGTTTTCGATCTCTTTCGCGTATTGTGCCTCGAGCTTCGCATCTTTTGCCGCGTTCAATTCGTCAATCTTGGCAAGCGTAATGGCTCGCTCCTGATCGAGAGCGGCCACGCGCAGCGCATACATTTTGCTTGTCGCCAAATTGAAAGCGTTTGCCGCGGCATCGACACGCGCCGCCTCGAGCTGCTCAGACTGCCGCCGAAGGATCTCTTCGAGTTTTGCCTGCTCGTCGTCAATCGCCGCCAAACGTGCCGCATCAAGCGCAGCCTGTGCCCGTGCCTCCTCGCGAATCACAGCCTGTATATAGGCGTCATAAGCACGTTTCACGCCGTCGTCAGTGGGCAGAGCCACAGTCTTTTCAATGACAGTTTTTGCCCCACCTCCTGTCTTCTTTTTGGCGTCTTTTGCTGCCTTACGTCGCGCCTCTTCAAGTGCTACCTGCATCGCACTTGGTGCATTTGCGCCAGTATCAACGCCCTCAAGTCGCGATCGAACATCAGCTGCTACTGTGCCTTGCTCTCGCTTAGTGTTTTCGATTTGCTGCAGTGTTGCCGCCATTCTATCAGCGGCTTCAGGGTCAAACGCTTCAGCAAAAGCGTCACCAAGATCATTTAATATGCTTATCAAACCAACGCCAATGTCGTTAGTAAGGCCTTTAAGTTTGAGTGAAAGAATATCAATATTGTCGGCAAATTCATTGCTTTTTGCGATGTCCTCTTCACTGAGAACGATTCCCAAATCGCGCGCGCGTCCGATCAGCCCATCGAACGATCCGCCTACCTGATCCATCACGGGGAGCAACTTTGCCCCACTCTTGCCAAACAGATCCAGCGCGGTTGCCGTCTTCAGTGATCCATCATCGATCTGTCCAAGCTTTTCAAGCGTCTGCCGAAATGCCTGATCAACTGGCCCTTTAAGATCGATACCAAGTGCGCGAAATGTTCCAGCAAGCTCCTCGTTACCATTCTTTGCCGCTTCCATTTGCTTCTGAAATATCACGGCAGTTTGTGCCGTGTCTTCGAAAGACTGACCTGATAGTGTGGCGGCAAGCTGCAAAGACTGAATCGTCTCTGTAGTGAGATTGGTTACTTGTGCAAGATCGTCAACTTTGCCGGTATACTCCATTGCCGTCGCAGCGGTTGACGCCCACGCCGCGCCAAGTGCAATAGCTCCACCAGCAAGGCCAGCAAACGCCGCCGTAGCTCCGGATAGCGACGGGATCATCCCACCTGCGGCATCGCCAATCAGGCCAAACTGTGACGTAAACGCGACCAACTCACCACGGGCAGACTCGCCCAGGTTGTCTCTGAATGATGCCAGACTCCTCGACGCCCCCGAAAACGTCGTCCCAATCTGGCTTCCCATTCGGCCAAACTGCTCGCGAGTCTCGGCCGCAACACCTTCGACGACGCCGCGAAATAACGCCAGCTGCTGCTGCGCGTCCATTGCGTCAACGTCAATCTGGAATGTTAGGCCTACCTGGTCACGATTTAGAGCCATCGAATCTCACCTCAGTCTTATCACCACCGCCCCACATCGCCGCTGTACGCTCGTCTTCCCATATCTGCAGCTTGAACGCTGCCAAATGATCGAAATCAAACGCGATCGCACTATCACGGATCTCCAACAACTCACTTGGCAATCGCCCAAATTTATTGGCTGTCAACGCGATCATCAACAAAGCCTCCCCCTGCTCGCTTTTGGCGAAACCGATCGAGACGCGCCGTCTCAACCTCCCCGCCACGCGTGGCGACTGGTACGCCCGGCGCATTACTCTGTACCCACTGCGTCAGGAATTGGAAGTCGTCGGGATCGATCTCTGACAATGCCAGTACCTCATCAGACTCCGGCGTGATTGCCACACGTGGCTCCACGCAGGCGTAGACGATACAATCAGAAATAAATTGCAGCCCCTCAAGCGTCTCATCTGCCGTCATAGCCACTGCAGAGCCGGGGGAGGCGTTCTGCTGCTCAAGCATTGCCCTTAAGAAATGCTGTGGCATCCGTCCCGCAGCCATCCACACATGGAGAGGTGGACGACGCATCTTGAAAATAGCACCAGAAGGCAGAGTGATATCGCCCGTCAACTCTGCCTTCTGTACCTGTCGTCTGTATTGGTTTGCTTTCACTGTAGCCTCTCAGTGTTGCTTAACTGTTTGCCGCGCCCATATGCCAGAAGTTGGCGATCTGGTCACCGACGGTGCGACCCGTGACGGCCAAGCCCATAAACTCGAAAGCGGCTTTGCTCTGATCCTTGCGCGTGACTGCAAAGTTAAATCCCGCCTTGTTGTAGGTTTTGTACAACTGAATGCACCAATACTGGCTACTGCCGCTGATGTCCTGACCGATCAGCGCGATTGAGTACGTTGACACGGTCGAGAGTCCACCCATCGTCAGCTCTTCATATCCGGATGTGGACGTGCTTGTGTTTACGCTCTTCGTACCGCCAACGGTCATTTTTTCCAGCAAAGCCCAGTTAAACACCTGTAGAAACTCACCCTTGATGGTGCAAGATTCGCTGATGATGCGCGACATATGCGGCGCGGTCAGCTCGTCCGAAGTGAAATCCTGAATCTCCGGCACGTATTCAAACGTCGTTCCGGCTGCAGTCATTCCAAGATGCACGGCACTCCCACTGGCACCATCGTCTGGTGTGCCACTGGCAAGTGTCAGTCGTTGACCGCTGGCCGGAACAGCCACATCAAGCCATATGTCCGACGGCCCGAGGATGATCTGATTTGCGTTATAGTTTTTTGTTAATGCAGCCATTATTTCTTCTCCTTCGCCTTATTGATCAAGTCAAGAAATGGCGTTGGATCGAGATCAGGACGATAGTCCTTACGCTCCGCCGCCGCGACAAAATAACCGAGTTCTGTTGCCAGTCGGCAGTAGACCTCTTCACCCAGTGCCTTGTGAGTCCACGGCAGGGGCGGCAGGTTCATTGATTTTGCTTTCTCGTATGCAGTCATAACTTATGCTCCTCAGCGTTCTAACATTTGAACCACTAAAACTATTCGACCGTCGAGCCGATACATTGTGTCACCTTGCCGCAGCACCCCATATTGATGCTCAGTGACCTCCCAGATAGGCTCACTGACAAGGGCTGTCGTATTGGCCCCGAGAAGGTCAGCAACGGTCATTGTTCGCAATATGCGATCGACGGCCAGCATGTATTTCAAGATCGTGCGCTGGATCGTGTAAGCGTCTTTGCCGTCGATAGCGATGTCCACGAACAGCTCACACCGGCCCCGGATGTGGCTGTCGTCGTCACTCTGCTCGAGGGTCTCCGACGATGGCGTCACAAATAGGGCGGGGAAATTCAGCACCACCGGAGTAGGTGTGCGGTAATCGGCAAAATTGACAAGCCCCGCTTCGATCTCTGCCAGTGCGGTCGCGGTCGATGCCTCGAGGTATGCTTGCACGTTGTCGATAAGCCGGTACAGGAACTGTGCCGAATACCTGGTAGTTGTATATGGCATTATGCGGCCCCCGGTGTCGTGCGCGACCTGCCACGTGTGGCAAAGCCTGCGTCACGTGCGCCACGCTCAACGAAGCGGTAAATACGGCTGACCATCCTGTCAATGTCTCTCTGAGTCGGCGCAAACACTGGACGCTGCGCCAGTCGCGAGGTTCCACGCTGATGATACTTTGCGTAGGGCACAGCCGTCCCGAGGGTCAGTGATCGCGGCTGCTCATCGTTGATGATATCAGCACCAAACCCAGCCAACGTCAGCGATCGAAACAGGCGGCCAGTTCGGACAAGGATTTGTTTGCCGGGATATTTCTTCGCTTTCCACTTGCCATAGCTGGCCGACAACGGTTGCCACTTTTGGCCACCACGCGCGCCCTCAGATTCGAAATGCTCGACGTTTGCGCGCACCCAGTACATGCGGATCTCCGGCCAGACCTCGCGAAAATCTTTGATGGAGTCGTCAAGAACCTTGAACGCGCGCGTCGATCGCTCGAGGCCATCAATCGTTACACTCAGTTTCATTGCTGACCTCCTCTCCTTCAATCATCGCCCGGAGCAGATCACCGATCTCTGGATCACCTGCTGGAATCATCGTTGCATCGTCTTCGTTGTCGTCACGCTTGCCCATACCGCCTCCTATGCGAACATCCCACGCCCTGCGCGGTAGCTATCTGCTACGGCCTGCGCCCTCGGTGTCAGCGGCTGATTGATCACGGCCACGCCATCAATGGCCACGGCACGCGCAAAACCCTGATCCTTCGATCGCCAGATATTGGCGACAATCTCGAGTGTAGCTTCCTCAACCTCGGCAGGCACTGAGTCCCAGCCCCATTTAGCGGTGACACCGACCCGGATCCCCGCAGGCCATCCGATGTAATCCACTTGGTTGCTGAACTCGGCAAAGAAAAAGTCACGCCGCTCATTCAGCGCAGGGTAACTGGAGTAATTGTCACCGTACCTGCGGGTCAAGAAAAACTCACCCGGTGTATTCTGTCGGTTGCGTTCGTAGGGATTTAGCGCGATCCAATTTAGCTCCGCAAAGCCGGTTGGCATTGTCACCGTCGGCGCGACTGCGGACATGTACGGGTCTATTTTGAGGAAGTCCGTGCCATCGCCCCAAAAGTAACGCAGCGTCGCAGTCTGGCCGGGATTGCCTTTCGAGAAGTAGCCATCGCTCTGTGATGCGGCCATATCGAACAGCCGACTCGCGCGCGTGACAATCCTGACCAACACATCTTCGTCAGCATCCTGTGACTGGTAGACGTATGCGCGCACCTGATCAAGGGTCGTGTAATCGCTACTTGCCACGCCTCACCTCCTGCGGGGGACGATTGAGCTTTTTGTTCCATCGTTCACGCAATGGCAACTCATCGCCCTCATACCTCTCAGCAATACCACGTTGAATCAGCAACAGAGCCACACCCGGAGCCGGATCAATAATCTGGCCTGGCGATGCCAGACCGTACGCTTTTAACATCCTGATTTTCATTTGCATTCCTCCGGTTTGCCGCGTTCTGTCCAGTCTGACAGATACTGGTGTTTGATTTGCCAGTCGTTTGTGGGCCACGTGGAGACCACCTGAATATGGCCAATTTTGATGTGGTTGGCCTGATAGATCTTATGGCCAGCGGCTTTGAACTTTTTCCAAAAGTAGATGTCGGCATCGACCTTGCAATCCGGCCCTTCGTCCGTCCAATCACCCACGCTGTTTGGCTGCGACCATAGCCACGGCTTAGGCACGTCACGTAATGCCGCCAACTTAATAAGCGTCATCCCGAAATGCCCCGTTTCAATAGGGGTCAGATCCTGCTCGAACTCGTCAATGTCCACCTGTCGCCGGATGTTGCCGAATGCGTCCTTCATCGAGAACAGAAACTGCTCACCGTTGCGCCGCACCTGTACCGGGACGATCGCGTCAGCCTCCGGATACTGAGCTGCAAGCGTAAGAAGCTCCTTCACGTCAGCTGCGTCAAATAACGTGTCGTAGTCGAGAGCGATAACCCAGTCTGTACCATTTTCGATTATCGCAGATAGTCCACGTTGAATTCCCTGTTCCCAAAATGCGCCGCCGAATTTGAAGAGCGGGATGTTAAACTCGTGAGTCCTGAGAGCCTGCCACGCTGCGCCCCAGTGATCATTCCATCCCAGCCGGGGAACCGACATCAGAGCCGCGACACGTGCGTTGACCTCAACCCGTGTAGATGGCGCGACGTTGCCTTCCAATGGCTTTTTGCCCATCAGGTTGAGTGATACTGGCAGTGCCGCGCAATCGTCAATTTCAGACTGCCAGCGCGTAATATCGGTCAATCCAAAGTACTTGAATATGTCGCGCAGCTTGCGCTCAGTGTACAGACTCTTGTGGTAGTCACTGTCACTTGTCTGACCGCCCATCAGATATGACTCAATCGGGATTTCATCGGATCTGTGCTGCACGATGTAGTCAAAATCAGGTACGGCAATTTTTAACACGCCACCAGGTTGCAGCACCCGTATCCATTCCGCGATCACGTCTACGGCCTCGCGATGGCCAAAATGCTCGAGGATATGCGATGCGCGCACCTCTTCGATAGAGCCGTCTGAAAAGTCAGGAAGGGGGAAAGCCTCCTGACCATTCAGACGGTCGATGTTTTGAAACCCAGCGATTTTGTTTAAGCCTCCGCCAAGATTCAGTTTCACGTTAGATCTCCTTAACCACGTTCGATCCGTAACCCGACGTGGACGCCGGGTCATTGTCCGACCGGTCAAAATAGGCAATAGCACTGACCGGCAGGTTAGAGTTTGTACTGGCTGTGCCCGGAGTCACCGCAAGGCGCAGATAACGCTTGCGCGCACCGTTGCTTCGATCGACGAAGAACCGCACCGACTCCGACGCGCCGACCGCAGCCGCACCCGTTGAGAGCGCGGTGATCTCCGAAAAGTTGGTCACGACCGTGTCATCAGACTCGAGGATCTTGATTGAGGCCGGAGCCACACCCGCACCCGCGAGCGCGCCCAAAGAGACGATAATTTCCACATCGCCTTCGCCTTTGCAGTCGAGGTTAGCTGTCGCCGTAGCAGCCGCCGTAACGGTAGCTGGTACGAGCATTACTGTTGATTTATGGTTTTTCAATGCTTTCATCTTGGATCACCTCCCTTAAGCGGCTGCGGTAATAAGTCCGACGATCGGCCCAGCGGCAGTCGTGTTACCCACGTCGTGGACGTTGATGTCGAGACGCTGAGTGCCACGGATCGCGAGCTGATCTTCCGCGAACTTGTACTCACTCGACAGGGCCAATGACAGCGTCCGGCGATCACCGAACGTCGTGCCCTGACGGTAGTTGCCAAGCAGCGCGCAGATCTGGCTGTTGGCCTCAGTGGTTGGCATCACCTGACTGAGAACGATTGGGTAACCGAGGAACCGTGGGACACCGCCATTTGCCAGATCAACAAGCGTGTTACCCCCTGCAGCCGTCTGCAGCTTATGGGCGACGGTGTCAAAAAACGTCGCACTCATAATCCACTGCGCACCGCCACGCGCGAAGAGTGGAAGACGACCAAGAACGCCGTGAAAGTCGCTCAGGACGATCTCTGAGTAAGCATTGCCGCTGGCGACCTGAAGCCCCTTGATGTTGGCGATGGTCGAGTCAACATCGCGCAGCTTCTGCCGAATGCCAGTAATGCCGCCATAGGTTGAAGTTCCGTCACCGTTGAAGTAACACTCATCCTCTTTGTTCGAAAATGCATAGGCGATCTCACCGGCCAGATCGTCACCGATGCTGATCATTGCATCCTCGTTCAACTCAGACGACCATAAGGTCAGCGCGGCCATTTTCTTGGCAACCAGGTTGACTCGATCCCAGTTTTTGTTGCTGTCGGTGATCGTAGAGGCCTCGCCCACGAAGTACGCAGTCAGCCCACCCACACGGCGCGGAATCGAGAGCGTATCGGACGACATTGGGACGACGCGCGAAACCTGACGCGCCACACCGTACCGCTCGCGAAGATCGATGATGTCAGCGGTAAACTCCGGCGGCACAAGATAGCCACCAAGGAAGTTTGTAGACTCGTTAAGAGCCTTCGTCTGGATGCCGTTGGCATCGCACCAAGCCTTGCTTGAGGCATCACCAACCACGGCACCCTTGAACCACTTCCCAAAGCGGTAAGCGCGCTCTTCAGCGGCTTTGCCAGCCACCGTGCCTTTGAAATTTTTGACCTTTGCAACCCTCGAGAATTCGATGGATGGCGCAGGGATCGTGTTATTGCTTTTCGATTCCATCGCGCTGTTGTGGTTGTAGGTGACCGCCGCCGACTTCATCGCCTCGATCTCCGCCAACTGCTTTACCTCACCGTCAATAGCGGCGATCTGCTCATTGCGGCTTTTGATGCCCTCGAGCTGGTCAGCCGGGATAGTCGCCACGTCTGGATGCTGTGCGAATACGCTCTTCTGCTCGTTTCTAAGCGCATCGCCTTTCAGAATAAGTTCCTGAATTCGATTCATATCTTTCCTTTGTTATGCCGCCCCAAGTGCGGCTGCCTGAAGTTTGAGAAATTCTGCGTGTAGACGCTTGGCGGTTTCGTCTGCCGGTGCAGTTGAGTCCACCATCTCCTCGGCCATTTTGCGCAGCCTGCCACAAGCCTTCTCGAGGTCGTCGGCCATTGCGTTGCACATCTCACCGTGGGAGGGGTTCGCCTTACGTTTTTGTGATTTGCGCAAGTCAGAGATCTCTCTGATGCGCTTTTCGAGTCCCTCAACCGCAGTCAGCACGGCCCGGGAATGATCCGCGAATGCAAGGCCAGTAAGCGACTTTGCATCAAGGATCGTTGCGTTATCGTTTGCCGGTACAGTGACCGGGCTGTATTCGTACAGCTTGAGCTTTTTCAGCAGGTATATCTTGTCATTCCCCATCTCATCAAAGGCGGCGATTGCGGCCATTTGACGCTCAAGAGGTACACCGTATGCACCCATTGCGGCGACCATTCCGGGTTTGTCTACGACCTCATACTCTTGAACCTGGTATCCAATAGACAGGCGTTTAACGACGCCATCGCGGATGAGTGTCATTGCCTCAAGGCCCTTTGGCGTGCGGCTGATTCGCGATCGAGTCATTAGTCCGTAGCCGTCCTCTTTGGCTTCGAGCGGTACACCGATCGGCGTCATCCAATCGTGCTGCCAGCAGACAACGCCGTCACCCAAAAATCGCGGCAAGTCTTCAGTAAACGCGCCCGGGAGAATCATATCGCCGGACTTGTCAACGTTAAGCAAACCGGCAGCATAGCCCGTAAACTCGCCAGCGTACTGGCCAGACTCGTCCATCGCCGTCGCCTTGATCTCATATGGCAGTGACTTATGTTCGTGTTGTCCGATTCGGTTCATATCACTCATGCTTAAACTCCCGTTGCTACTACTGGTATATGCACACATCGACACTGCGCCCGTCCGTCACACTGCGGATTCGGAACCGGTGGTATCTGACCGAGCTGCCCACCCAGTCCGTCAGACTCACCGCATGGCATACAGGTTGCGTTATCAAGCACGGCCGAATACACCAAATATTCGATGGAGTCCGACGACTCTGCAATCTGCGCCTCTCGGCCCTGAGCGAGTGCGACGTTTGTACCTTCGCTTGCCGCTCGTCCCACATATGCCGTCGATCCATCGCGGAATGCCTGCTGTACGGTCTCTTTGACCGGCTGCCCAAGCATCGAGGCCGACGACGCCGCGCCAATGCCACGCGCTTGTACGTCGTTTGCAACTTTGCCCACAAGCGTCGATGCAATCATCTGGATAAGCTCACGCTTAACAATCTGCGCCGCCGTCATAGTGACGTTGATGTCCGGCCCTCGCTGAAGTGCGATCTCACTCGCGATCAGCTTTGCCCCGGCGATAAATATCCCTGCCAGTATTGCGCCGATGATCAGCTTGTCCTGCTCGAGGGGTCGCACAGTCGCTGCGTAATACTCGGCGACATCCATGTCGTCAAGTTCGTCGGCAATCTGATCAGCGTACCGCTTGCGAAGTTGTAACAGATTTGACTCAAGGCCAATCTTGCCCTTTTGGTACTCTTCATCGAGTGCCTTAATGCAGCGAGCCTCAAGCTCCGTCGGCTGCCGTCTGAGCGTCAGGCCCTGCCAGTCATATGCTTTTACTCGGACGTTGTGGAGGTCGGAGGACGAACTCCCTTCCACAACGTCCGCAGCCTGCGTGGGCACGATTGCGGCAGGCTGATCCGTTGGCGTCGTCGCCGTATCTGTTGCGGCGCTCATCGCGTTTGCCGGCATCGTCGGTGTCGCGTTGTTTGGCAGCAGGAAGTAATCACCAGCTGGATCCGGATCGTAACCAAACTGCGCGCGAGTCTCATTGAGCGATGCAACGCCAGCTTGCCACGCTGCTATTGCGCGCTGCTCCTTCTCTGACTGGTTCTCCTGAAGTGCGCGGATTTCCGAGGTGTCAAACTCGCAATCAATCGCGGTGGTGTCGCGCTCGAAGTCAACGAGCAATTGCCGTGCAATCGTGCGTTCAAATGTCTTCCACGTCGGGATCAGACATTCCTCGAACGCGCTCTTCTTCAGGTTGGCAAGGTTATTGTATGTGCTGCTATCTAACCCCGCACTCAACCCCGCGACGATAGCAGGGATACCCAGCGCACCGGAGATGCGCGACTCGGCAAGGTTCGTGATCGACGCAAAATCCATCTGCTTTGGATCGTACCCAAGCGGCTTGATGTCTGCCTGAAAATCCAATATCAACGGCTCTCCGCGATTGTCGCCCCCGAATTTGCGCTTCCACGTCTGCTTGATTTGCTCGGCCTTTTCCATTGTCATGCCGATCGGTTCGGCAGGTGAGACGACAACGCCGGGTATGGCCATATTGCGACACAACGCCGCGACCCACAGTGAGACCTCAGTGTCAGTAAAAACCTGCAACAGAGCCGCTTTGAGCGGGGCTAAACCGTACCTGGGATTCGCGGGATTCAGGCCATTCCGAAAATGCACGACGTTTTCAATGGGGATCTTTTCGATCGTGCCATTGATGCGCCGCTCGTAGTAGTCGATGAATGCGCTGCCATTCTCCGGCCAGTGCGGCTTGATGCTCCAATGCGGCTCATACCAGATCGACGTAGGCACACCAAAGCCGCGCGCGTTTCTTTCTTTGATCCAATAAGCGTTGCCGTCGAGGTGATACGACAACAGGGTAGCAGCCCACATTGACTGCGCGTCATATCCCGAGTTCGGCGACTCAATCAGGTTCGTCAGCGGATGCCCGTCTATCGTCTCGTCTTCGTCGTTGGCAAGCTCGCGATAAACCTCAAAATCCGCCTGAACAAAGTTTCTTTGAATCCACGCAAGCGTATTGATGACTGCGCTATTGCTTATTGGGTCGGTGTTCTCGTATGGGAAAGTGCGCGGAGCCATGCTGAGAAACGAGCCGCCGCGATGCGTCATTGACGCAGGATAGCGGAAGGCGGTGGAAGCTGCTTTGATTCGATCAAATATTCCCATACAAGCTACTCGTTACACAAAATCGGAAAATAACTTTTCTGATGCGCTGTCAATTGCGTGTTGAATACGCGCTTTTGCAATCTCAAGATACTCGGCGTTCTGCTCGATGCCGATAAAATCAAAGCCTTCAAGCGTCGCTCCTTTGCCAGTGCTACCACTGCCCATAAAGGAGTCAAGCACCGTACCACCCGAAGGCGTGACAAGGCGGCAAAGGTATCGCATCAGGTCGGTCGGTTTGACTGTGGGGTGATGGTTTGCACGCGCAGTCGTGCGCTCATTGCCGGAACCCGTAAGCATTGACCCATCAGCAGTGGCCTGCATTCCACCTGTACGCACAACGTCAAACATATCTAATCCCTCGTCCCTGTCGCGCTTGCTTGCTTTGGCGCAGTAGAAGAAACGTGCGGCGGAGCCGGAGTCGTTTCCCCAGCTTCTGCCAGTATTATCGCTTTTAGCCCATCCGCCGCTGTATATGCTTGACGTTGTTCTACTGACATGCTTGCTTTGTAGATTGCCGCTCGTCGTCACCGGAAACAGCTCCATCACCTCATCGCTGCCGTCGTGGATAAAGTTGGCTGGCCAGCGGCCTGAGGTGTGCGAATAGCTGTTATAAGTAACCGAATCGCCATAACAACCATTGCTGCCTTTTGCGCCGCTGCCGAGTCTGTCTCGGTTATCCGTTGTTTCCACCCTGCACCCATCCACGTTTATTGCTCCCGTGCCGTACTGCTGCACGTTTGCCGCCACCGTGCCGATAAGCGGCTTCCGTGCCACGATGATAGGCTCGTATGCGGGTTTGAGCGCAGTTCCCCAGCCCTGCCAAGCCGTTGTCGCCCCTGCCTCCCGGTCAATCGCCTTGCTCACGTCGTGGCTTTTTGGGAAGCCACTCCCATACACCCACATAATACAGTCGCGAATCTCCCAGCCGGCATCCTCAATGGCACACGCCAGCCGGTGATACGTGCGAGAGCCGCCAAAGGCAAGCAGATGCGCCCCCGGCTTGGCTACGCGCAACGCCTCGCGCCAGAACGCCTCTCCCGGTACGCTGTGATCCCAGTCTTTACCCATAAACGACAAGCCATACGGCGGGTCAGTGACAATGCTGTCAACGCTCTCAGCGTCAAGCGTCGCCATCACCTCCAAACAATTACCGTGTAACAATTTCATTTGCTTATTCGTCCTCATACTCAATCGGCCAGTTCGTCTTCGATCGTTGCCATCAGTATGCCGTCCCCATATTGCCACGTTGCAAACACTCCCACGCCAGCGCACGCGCAATCACTGTGTCGTCGTGGCCACCCTCCGGGGCAGAGTAGCTTACACGGCCTGTCGTGCTATTCACACGGCTCTCGTACGATAGCAGCTCGACGCGCCCCACGGGGTCGGG